GCAGATTGCGGCCGATATTGATAACACCGAACTGTGTCATGAGTAGTCGGACTCCACCAGCTTCAGGGCGTCCCGGATCTGGACGGCGAACTTGCGAGACTGCGCGCTCATGGCATTGGGGGTGCTGAAGTCCATCATGGCACTTATATCGAAGTGGATGTGCAGCTCTCCGACCGTCATACCCGACCCGGTCTGGGCTGTGTTGCGGTGGGTTAACGGCTCGACCTGAGCACCCTGCGGCATGAACATGGTCTCGGCGCCTCGGTCGCCCACCCGTACCATTCCGCCGCGGGTGGCCGTGCCGCCGTCGGCCAGGTACGGGATGTCCGGTACCGGCGGGATGGCCGGGATTCCGGCCCAGCTCCAGGTGTCGGATACTCCGTGCAGCAGGTCGTTCAGCGAGTGAATCATCGAGTTGATGCCCCAGATCGCCCCGTTGGCGGCGTCCTTCAGGCCGGTACCGATCCAGTCCCACAGCCTCAGGTTGGCCAGCCGACCCGGAAGGCTCTCCATGTAGCTGACGAATCCGTCCCAGTGGCTACGGATCCAGTTGACTGCGACGCCGATCCCCTGTACCGCATCGTTCAGCACACGAGTCAGTATGTTGATAATCCAGGTGAGGGCGGAGGCCAGACCGCCTACGATGAAGTCGACCAGCTTGCCCAGCCAGGTCAGCAGCCAGGTCAGAGCGGGCAGTACGGCTTGGACCACCACGTCCACAAACTTGGCAAGGATCGGCAGGATCGGCAGGATGGCGGTCAGCAGCTTTACAAAATCGTTGATCAGGGGAAAAATCACCGGCAGGAGCTGGACGAGTGCGGCCAGGATCGACTGGATCGCGGGCTCCAGGGCTGTGAAGGTCTGCATCAGCGCGTTGCCGATCACGTCGGCCAGCTGCGAGATGATCGGCAGCAGCGGCTTCAGCACCGGCATCAACGCGTTTAGGAACATTACGGCCAGCTTGGACACGGCGTTCAGCACCGGTATGAGCACCGGGAGCAGTGTGCCCACTGCCTTGACCAGGATGTCTACCACCGGGGCGGCAGCCTGGATGACCGGCACCAAGGCGGACACCAGTTGGTTTATGATAACGTCCAGGATCGGGCGCAGATCGGACAGCGCCGGTCCCAACGCCCCCGAAATCTGGCCCACCAAGGTGCCCAACGGACCCAGCAGGTCCCCCACGAATCCCAGGACCGCCCGGATGGTCTGAGCTGCCCCACCCGAATTGGAAGTGAGTCCCTGCAGCAGGGGACCAACTGCCTGCAGGATAGCCGACAGTCCACCGCCCACCGCTCCAACGATCGGTCCGGCCGACGCTGCGGCGTGGGTGACCCCCTGGATCATCCCGAGCACGCCGCCGCCCAGGGTCTGGACCAGTCCGGCACCCTGCTGCAGCACGGTGAAGAAGTCGGCCAGAAACTGCTTGTTCTGGAACAGGGCGCCGAACTGGGCGGCCAGCCCCCCCAGCACGTGTCCCATCTGGCCGACCGCTCCGATTACCTGGGGCAGGATCGGAACAAAGTCCTTGAGCATCTGCAGAACGCCGGGCAGCATCGTGTTCTCGGCAGCGTCCTTGATCTGGTTGAATCCGGACTTCATGCCTAGCAGTTGCCGCACCACCTCCTGCCCGACCGGGGTCAGCTTGGACATCGCCTGGGCGAAGGCGTTGGCACCGCTGGCGCCGGATGAGGCTGCTGCAGCAGCGGCCAGCCGCTGCTGGGTCAAGGTGTTGGTCAGGTTCTGGTGAGCGTTGGCGGTGGCCTGCGCCGCCTGCTGCTGCGCCCGCTGGGCGGAGACCACCGAGGGCATGCCGTTGACACCCTGCTGGTTGGCCGTGTTGGCCGCCTGGGTGGCCTCCTTGGCGCGCTGCTGGGCGTCGGTCAGCGCCTGCTGGGCCTGCTTCAGTGCCAGCTGGGCCTGCTGCTTCTGTAGGTCGGTACTCAGGCTGTTCGCCATCACCGCGGTCAGGCTCTGCTGGGACTGCCTGGCCCCCAGCCGGGCCGCCTCGACCGACAGGCTGGCGTCGGCCGCCGCGTTGTTCAGGTCTACCAGCTGGTTGGCCGCCTGCTGTCGAGCCAGGGTCAGTGCCTGCTGGGCGTACATCTCGCTCTGCTCGGCGTTCTGCAGAGCCTGTTCCGCCCCGGCCAGCTGGACCGCGTTGGAGAACGCGGTCTGGGCGGCGGCTGCGGCAGACGGTCCGGTGGCGGCAGCCTGCTGGTTGGCTGCCGACAGCGCGCCGACCACGTCCTTCAGGCCGAGCATGGCCACGCCCGCACCCATGCCCAGTCCGGCCAGCAGCCCCGGCAGCACGGCCAGGGCAGGCGCGAGAGCGACTGCGGCGGCGAGTCCGGCCATCATCATCCCGGACAGGCCGCCTATGCCCCCAGAGGCCCCCGAGGCGGCCTGTCCGGCCCTTCCCGCGCCGCCCGCGGCGTCGTCCAGCCCCTTGCCTGCGCCGGACCCGGACGTACCTACGTTGTCCAGCTTCTCCTTTACCACTTCAGCTTCGACGGCAAGCTCGCCGAGCTTGACCTCCGCGTCGCCGGTGTCCAGGTTGACCTCGACGTGGGCTTCCCGGCCGATCTCCTCCAGGTCGGCCTTGACCTTGGCGGCGGCCTCCTCAGTCTCGAAGACCAGGGGGATCTCTAGCTGCTCGCCCTCCTCGGCGTGCTTTACCTTCTCAGAGACCTCGGCTTTGAGACCCTCGTCCTTGGCCTTTACTCCCACCTCGATGGTCTGGCCGTCGGCCGCCTGCCGAATCTTCTCGGCGATCGAGTCGCGCAGGTTCGTGTCTTTGGCGGCCAGCTGGATGAACGCCTCGGCGATCTGGAACCCCTGGCCGCCGCTGTCTTCCGCCACTGCCTGCGCCTCCTCTCAGCCCGCCGTCGAGAAACTGAACAGGTGCCCCAGGTCGGACACCGCCAGCGCCGCCCTGTTGGCGGGTACTACCGTGGCCCCGTCGATCTGCGGGCCGGGGAGCAGGATCTCCGGAATCTCAGTGTACGAATGCTTGGAGATCGGCTGCCCTGCACCACCCCCCTGCGCCGCAGGCGGATTCAATATTGAATCCGGACCGGCTGCGTCAGGGGGTGGCGCAAACAGCTTCTTAAGTTCTTCCAGCTCCTCCGAGTCTGCCCGGTCCCTGTCCGTGCGCAGCCGGTGGGCCAGCGCCCCCCGGTAGGCGGGCAGCCGCTCGGCCAGTTTCATCAGCCTCGGCCCCGGCAGCGCCATCGGATCCTCGATCCGGTGGAACACGCTCAGGTCCGACTCCACGTCGTCCCAGTAGTCCAGCAGCCAGACCAGCTCGATCAGCCGTTGGACTACCGCGCTTTTGGGGCCGCGGTCTGCGACCCCAAAAGCACCGTCTGCACCGCCAACATGACCTGCCCCAGCTGCTCCGGGGTAATGCCCTTGAAGTTGATCAGGGCGTCGTAGGCCTCCTGCCCCATGATCTCTTCGAACAGGTACGACAGGGCGACGTTCTCGCCCTTCTCGCGCACTAGCTTCAGGTACCGCAGGGCCGCACCGGCGTCCTGGTTGCGGTCCATGCAGTACGGAGTGCCGTCGATCCGGAAGACCTCTACCAGGTCGGGCTGGTGGTCGATCTCGGCCATCGTGAACAGCTCGACCGGCTTCACTCCGTTCATCGTGGACGGGGCGGCAGCCTTCTTAGCCACGGCCCTTTTGGCGGCGGCGGGGCGGCGGGCGGGACTGGCGGTGGTCAAGGCGGAAGCCTTTCCGGTCAGGCGGATTACGTGATCTGGTCGACCACGTGGATCGGTGCGATGGTGCTGGAGACGTAGTGGCCGTTGAACGTGACCGTGTACGCCGTCTGCTTGTCCTTGGCCAGGACCTGGTCGACCTTGGCCGTGGACAGGGACTTGCGGAAGATCGACCGGCGCCGGAAGCTGTTCGGGCTGAATCCGTCGACCAGCAGCGCCGTGTAGGTGGGCTGGGTGGCGGAGGTGGCGAACAGCGGCTCCAGCGTCTGATAGGTGCCGCCGGACAGGGTGGCGCCCGAGGTGGCCGAGCTGCCGTTCAGCGAGTTACTCAGGTTGGTCAGCGTGGCCTCGGCCAGCTGGGTGGCGATCATGAACTCGCGCTTGGTCAGGCGCCGCCCGACCGAGTCCACCAGCTGGTCCACCTCCAGCTCGGTGTAGGTCTGATCGATCGAGATGGTCATGCCGCCCAGCGTTCCGCCCAGGTCGGTCCAGGAGGAGGAGGGCGGGGCGACGTTCACCACGTTGTCGTTGGGCTCGGTGGCTCCGAACAATCCCTGGTAGAAGGTTGCCGGACCCAGCACCAGGTTCGTGACGGTCGTAGTCACTGTGTGTCCTTTCCGGTCTTACGGCAACCCAGGCGGAGGTCTGGCCGTGCGTTGGCTACTTGCTCTTCTTCTTCGCCCCGGCGACCTTCATGCCGGGGTACCTCTTGGCCACGGCCTTCTTGACCTGGGCCTGCTGGGCGGGCGGCTCGAACCGCTTGGCCTTGCCCAGGGCGTTCTGGGCACGTCCGGGGGTGTCGATCGGATAGTCGCCCTTGGCGCCCTTGACCGAGGGGTTCTTGTTGGGCAGTGCGAACGAGCTGGCGGGAAGCTTACGCCGCTTCGCCGCCGTCAGTTTCGGGCTCTTCGTCACTGGACTCTCCTTCCGAAACCGGTACGGGGGTGGGGACCGGGGTCAGCGCCGCGGTCTCGTCGGGGCTGAGCGGGGGCTCGTCCTGGGCGATCAGGCCCTGGCGGCGGAGATCCAGGTACTCCGCGTCCCCGACCTCGTAGACCCGCTCAGGTCGGATGGTGGTGGAGATGCGGTGTCCCATGTCTTGAAGTCCTCTCGCCGCAGGGGCCAGACCAGGTGGGCCAGCTGGGGGTGGTCCTTGACCTGCATCGTATCGTGCTCGGGGATCATCGTGCCGAGTTCGACGATCCTGGTGCCCGGAAACAGCAGCTCCAGCTCGGCTCTGTCGCCGTGCACCAGCACCAGGCCCCGATAGCTAAGCGCGCTCTCACTGGCGGGTCCGTACAGCGCGTACCGCTTCACGAGGGCAGCTCGATCCAGTAGAACTGGACGTCGAACCGGAATCGGGCGTAGTAGCCCTTGTCCCCGTAGACCCGGTGCGGCTCCTGCAGCGGGTGGGCCTGGTGCACCCGGGCCGTGGGATACCCGGTCGGCAGGGTAAGTACGGCGTTGAAGCTGGACAGGTTGTAGCACGCTTTGACGATCTGCTCGGCCAGCGAGTTGGCCAGGCCCCACTGCGGACGCCTGCTGGTACCGGACGGCGGCCACCAGGTGTCGATCTGAACCACCGGCTGGCGCTCCGGCACGTACATCTCCGGGGTACCGCCCACCGACATCTCGGTGACAAATCCGCTGGTCTGGATCGAGGCGTTGCTGTCGGCGTTCTGCGGCAGGTCGGCCCCGACCATCCCGGCGTTGAATCCGGGCAGCTGGGCCAGCCACGCCTGTACCACCAGATCGGTGTTGGCCGGGAACGAGGCGGTCACTACGCCACCCCCCCGCCGTCGGAGACCGATTCAGCCGCCCGCTCGATATGCTCGGCCGACACCCGGTCGGGAACGGCGGGATGGTGTTTCTTGCAGGCCCGGTACGGCGTGCCGGACACCGGGTGCACGCCGGGCCGCCAGCAGAACCGCGGGTGGTCCACGTGGCAGGTGTGCCTGCGGTAGTGGGCCGCCAGGCCGCCGAACACCGCGAGATAGCCCAGGTCCGACCCCGGGCCGGACCAGAACAGGTACCAGGCCCCGGCTGGGTCGTCCAGGCCCAGCAGATGGACCAGAAGCCGCGTCACAGCGACCTCTTGCGGTACAGCGCCGGACGGGCGAACGGCTGGGCCGGAGTGTTGCCCTGGCGGGTGTGGGCCGCGATGGTCCGGGTCTCGCCGGTACCCATGAAGTCGTGGTTGACGTAGGAGCGAACGTGCTCCTCGCCGTGGAATCCCAGCTCGACCGCGGGGAAGTACGGCATGTGCGATACGATCCGGGCCACGCCGACACCCGAGTTGATCAGGGTGAGGCTGGCCAGCAAGTCACCGGTGTCGACCGGACAGGTGCGCTGCATGTCGCTCAGGATGTCCTTGCCGACGCGCATGACCATGCTGTTCTTGAGCTGGTCTATCCGCTCTTCCCAGCCGTCCGACATCACGATATCGTTGCCCATCGGGGACACCCTCCTCTACGTCAGGTATCGGGCAGGCCGCCCGGCGAGTCTACCCCGCCTCAGTGGGCGGCCTGCGTCAGTGTTTTGTTGTTGCCGCGCTCCCCGCCGGGAGTCCCACCCGGACAGTAGGCCCACGTCCTGCATGGCCGCCCCCGCCTCATCAGGTCTCGGGGAGCTCGGTCGATCGACCCAGGCCGGTCCGCGAAGCGGACGGCCTAGAAGGGGTTCCAGTTGGTGCCGTCCGAGGTCAGCCGGATCGAGCCGTAGGCCGCATTCACGAACGCGTACGACGCCGCGGAGGTGGAGGCGGTGTTGGCCGCCACCGCGCCGATCTTGCCGCCGGACGCCGGGGTCTTGACCGCGATGGTGTTGGACGCGGTGGCGCCGCCGAACGCGTCCTGGATGACCAGCTCGCGGCCGGGGGTGACCGAGCTGGCCGACGGCAGGGTCAGCTGGATACCGGACGCGGCGATGGCCGCGTTGGACATGGCGCATGCCGCCGACGCAGGGATGGTGGCGTTGGCCGCGCCGAACGGGAACGGCGAACCCTGGACGAATCCGGTCTGCACGACGAACTCGCCGTTCTGGCTGACATACACCAGCACGTTGCCGTTCGAGTCCTTGATCTCGGCGAAGTCGTTGGTTCCGCCCTGGACAACCATTCTGGGATCTCGCTCTCTGGGTGGTTAGGTCGGGGGTCCTCAGGCGGGAGGTGAGACGATCAGCAGCTGTCGACCTTGAACCGGTTTCCGTCGCGGTCGACGAACGGACCCTGCGGGTGCATCACCTTGGTCGGCTGGTGGTGCGCCTCCTGAGCCGCGCCGATGGCGCCGCCGCCGCGCAGGAGCTGGCCCTTCTGTCCGGGGGCGACTCCGTTGCTGGCGGACGCGGGACCCTCGGGACCCCAGCTGTCCTGCCCGCTGTCCGTGTTCGGGATGGTGGCCATCGCCGGTCTCCTTCGGATTGTCGTGCTGTCGGGTCCAAGTGTACCCGACCGGGAACTCCGTGTCAGTTGACCCGCTTAAGGTCCAGCCCGATGTCGGGTACGTGGACCGGGCTGGACAGCTGCCGCAGATCCGAGATGCTGTACTTCTTGTTCGTCTTCTCGTCCAGTACCCGGTCGGTGTCCAGGATGTCGGTGCCCGCCAGAACCCGCCCGGTGACGTACCGGTATACTCGCGGGTCCTGGGTGCTCTGGTCGATCCCCTGGCGGCTGCGCTCCATGATCGAGGCCGGAACCCCGGTGTACACCGCCGTGTCGGCGTCGATCGTGTCTCCGGCCGCATTGACGGTGGTACCGCGCAGGATGCTGATCGTGGTGGTAGGCCAAAAGGTGCTCATCCGGAGTCGCCCCCCTTCTGGCTGAGGTGCGTGTCCAGCCACGGACCCTCAGCCTGCGGGACGTGTCCGACGTAGGCAAGGACCCGGCTCTTGTGCATCCGCTCTCTGGCCAGATACCGGTGGTGGCCGTCGATGATCAGGATCTTGGCGTCTGCGCCCGGCGGCTGCACGGCGATCAGCGGCTTGTTCTCTCCCGCCTTGTATTGCTCGACTTCAAGCTGTACGTGGTCCGGGTTGGTGTAGGCCGCCCAGTTGGCCTCGTCCTGGGTGTCGAACCGGTCTAGGTCGACCTTTTCCAGCGGGTCCCACCGGACGGTTTTGGTCCACGCCACGGCGTCCGCTGGGAACCTGCGGCGAAGCAGCCCGTAGACGGCCTGGCGGGCGGCGATCGAGTCCGCAGACTTGGACACTACGGCACCGAACTTCCGCGGTACCCGAAGTTGTACATATCAACCCATCGTTCGTACAGGTCGTTGGCCTCGGCGTCCGGATCCGAGCTGAGCGGAGTCTGGTCGTCGATGAACGGAGTGCGAACCCGCAGCGACCTGGACTTCTTCCAGGACAGCTGCTTCAGTCCCCGCTGGGCCAGGGGAGCCAGCAGGTTGGCCTGATCGGTTCCGTTGGTGTCGTCCAGCGTGGTGGACAGCCCGTCCTGCGACAGCTGCTTTACTGCGGTGCGCTGCAGCAGTCCCGGCTGGCCGGGCATCCAGGCCGCCTGATAGGCCATGCTCTGGCGCAGCAGGATCAGGTCCCGCGGCTGCATGTTGAACCCGGACGCCTCGGGCGTGTAGTTGCTGAACATGTTCAAAACTTGCTGCCCAGCCTGGATCTGGGCCAGCGTAAGGGCCGACCCCGTCACCGCCTTGGTCCACACGACCGGATCGACCGGCGGGACGTTGGCCCCGGTGGTGCCGACTGCGCCGCCCTGGATCAGGCTCAACTGCAGGCTGATGTCGCACCAGGTCAGCAGGCTGGCGAATCCGAAGTTGGCGTCGTTGACCGTCAGCACCGACTGCTGCTGGACTGCGGACGCGCCCAGTGTGGCGTTCCAGGTGACCAGGTAGTCCCCGACCGCCTGGCTGGTCGGCAGCGCCCAGCTGAACTGGTACGTCCCGGTGGTGGCGTGGTAGATCCCGCTGGACGTCGGACCCACCGCGTTGGGGCCGCCGACAATCGGGGCGACGGTAATCGTCTGGGAGGTTACGTCGGCGGGACTGCTGTTGGAGGTCCACATGGCCTCCAATATCGCCGTCAGGCCCGCGTTGGTGGCCTGGCTCAATGCGCCACCTCCCCGGTGGGTCGGTGCCTACAGGACTGCGGCGGCCACGGACGGGACGACGGGCCAGTCGGCGGCGGTGTCGTGGTACACAGGCTGGATCTCGTCATCGGGTCCGGCCAGCACCGCGGCCAGCTGGCCGGGAGACACGGTGGTGCCCTGGTCGTGGTCGATGATCGAGGGGACCACCGGGACCCGGTACTCCACATCGGTGGTGTTCGGGTCGGTCGGGTGGGGACTCTCGCCCACCAGCTCGACCTCGCCCTTGGGATGCAGACCGCGCTGGATCGCGTCGCCCAGCACCGCCACCGCGTTCTGGCCGTGCCACCAGTGGTCCGCGGGCAGCCCCGGGGTGTGCGCCCGGTTGTGCACCGTGAAAATCCGGTGAAACCAGCCGGGAGTGTGCTCTCCGGGCTGGCGCTGCGCCACCTCGTCGTGGGGGCGTCCGTCCAGCGAGGGAAACTGTCCGCCGGTGTAGTCGCGTGCCATGGGTCCGGGTCCGTATCTGTCAGGGGCCAGAAGGCCGGGGGCGTCCCGCCTGAAACGCCCCCGGCCCGATCAGGGTCCGGGACTACAGGTTGATGTTGCCGCTGTTGTCCTCGTGGACGGCGAACGCCGCCTCGTGGCCGACCGCGAACGCGCGTCGGGCGCGCATCTTCAGGATCGACTCGTCGGTCAGCGCCGACAGGCCGTTGCGCCCGTCGATGAACACCGACTCGGGGCCGGAGCGGCGCCCGACGATCATGTAGTTTCGGTTCGCCCAGACTACCAGCGGGCTGCCGGTGGGGGTGGGCGTCGCGACCGCGGAGGTCATCGCGCCGAGCGACCAGTGGATCGGGATGCCGAAGATCGTGTCCGGCGAGGCCGCCATGCCGCCACCGGGGAAGCCCGCGGTCGACTCCTGGAAGATCGGGCGCCCGTTGGTGTCCTTGATGTTGCGCAGCAGGTTTCGGTACGCCGGGTGGGCGAGGCAGACCATCTCGGAGATGTCGAAGTAGTTGCCGCGCTCGACGTTGCCCAGGGACTGGGACAGCGACGCGTAGGTCGTGCCCGCAGAGCCGGTCTGGGTCAGGTTGCTGTTGGCGGTGTAGCCGGTGGTCGTGTCGTTGACGGTCAGCGAGTAGTACACCGACGCGAACGGGACGCCGGTCCCGGGGGCCGCGGACACCGCCAGGCAGGAGTTGTCGAACATCTTGCCGTAGGAGGTGGCCCAGTCCTTCTGCTTCGTCGCGATGACGTCGGCGATCGAGTCGTCGATGTCCTCCTCGGCGATCCGGACGGCCATGCCGAACTTCTGGGCCGACAGGATGACCGCGTCGTTGACCGACTGGTCTTCTCCGTAGGTACCGCCCTTGGCGACCAGGCTGACCCCGATGCCCGCGGACCGCGGGACGGACCGGGTCTCCGAATTCATCGGGACCGGGGATCCGAGCGCCTCGACGCCCGAGATCTGGTTGACGCGCATGATCACCTGGGAGTCGAACTCCTCGGGGATCCACGCTTCCATCGTGTCTCGGGCACCGCCGGAGACCGCGTAGATCGCGACCCCTCCGAGGGTGTGGCCGATCAGTTCGCCCGGAGCCGCCGTGCGGTCCCCGAGCAGGCTTGCAGAGAACACTGCGGTGCCTCCGGATGCAGGTGGGTGAATGGACAGACCTTGCTGCTTGATCCATCCGGATCGTCTCCACCCGCATCCGCGAGCTGTCCTCAGTTTAACACCGGGGGAATACTGGCGCTACCGGCCTCCGCCGAGAATGGCGTCGGCCATCTGTTGGGCGGTGCTCTTCGGTCCTTCCGGCGCCGCGGGCCGGTCGGCCGCCGACGCGTTAGGGATCCGGGGCGGCCGGGGCCGCGCTTTCTTGACCGGTTCCTCGGGAGCGGCCGGGGCGAACAGCTGGGGCAGCTCCTCGCGCAGCGCCGCCATCTGCTCGTCCAGACCGCCCACCACGTCGCCGCTGGCGTCCAGCTCGATCTCGTCCAGATCAATCAGCCGGATCAGCCTGCCGACGCTCTCCTTGGGTACCCGGGCGTCGGACAGCGCCACCCGGGCGGCCGACCGGCGGGCAATGTCCAGGTACTCGGCTGCCACGGTCTCGCGCTCCTCGCGCTTGGCCTTCTCCACCTGGGCGCGCACCTGGGCGGGGGTCAGCACGTTGGCGGGCAGCTCGGCGGGCGGCTGCGGGGCCGGGTCGGGCTGGTTGCGGTTACGCTTGCCGCTGCCAGACGGGGTCGGAGCGGACGGAGTCGGCTGTCGGTCGGCCAGCAGCTTCCGCCGCTCGTCCTCGGCCTCGCGCGCCGCCTTCTCGTCCTCCAGCTCCTGGATTCGGCGCTGGGCCGCCTGCGTCGCCAGCCGCTTCTCCTTGGCCGACGCGTTGGCCCGGTTCAGCGATGCCTGGACCCGGACCCACTCCTTCTCGTCCGGCGGCGTGTACTTGCCGGACTTCTTGGACTTGCCGTCCTCCGGATCGTCGGCCGGGTCGGCGTCCTGGTCCTCGTCCAGCTCCTCATCTTCGACGTCGGGTTCCACGTCTATGTCTTCGGCTGCGCCGTAGACGGGGTAGATCGGGGTGCCGCTCAGGGTGAATCCCAGCGGCGCAGTCAGGCGGGTTTCCAATTGAGTAACTCCTCATCGCGAGGTCGGGACCACCCGTATCCGCGGGCTGAGATCAAGCTTAACACCGTCAACGCGGGGCGGGCAGCGATCGCTCGCTGAACTTCCGGTTTTTAACGGCCTTGGCCGCTCGCTCCTCGACCGTCCGCGGCATGCCCGCCCCGGCCGCCAGCAGCCGGTCCGCCGCGTTGATCCGCTGATTCAGCGACTCGGACGGCATCGACCACCCACGCAGGACGGACCGCTTGGCCTCACGTCGCAACGCCGCGGGCAGGTCCACCCCTGCAGCTATCAGCGGATTGTTGTACACCGCGTTGTCCTGAGGTCCGAACATCGGGGTAGACGGACCGAACCACAGCTCCGGGTGGCACCGGCAGTGGGGGTGCCTGGGAGGTGACATCAACGGCATGCCATAGGGCCAGATGTCTGGCGCCGACCCCGGCTTGCCGAACGTGGCCGTCTCGTCGAATCCCTCGCCGACTCCCGGGTCACAGAGCGACCCGGACAACGCCAGGCAGACCACACAGGCGTCCCGCTCGGCCACCCACAGCAGACGCCCGCCCCGGGCCACGGCTACCGACGCGATACCGCCCGAGCTGGACCGGTTGACTGCCCAGGTAGCCGCCGACTTGACCGGGTTGGACACCTGGGCAGCCCGGCCCATCGCGGTCTGCAGGTCGCTGAATCCGGTGATCTCCTGCTGCCCGATGAACTCGGCCGCCCGGTCGGCCACGTCGGCGACGCTCTGCGCCACCCCCCCGATGGCGTCGCCGACCGAGTCAATCCGGGCCACCGACTCGGGTGCGACCCGGTCCGACAGGTACCGGTTGGCGTAGTTGACTCCGTTGACTCGGGCGATGTCGGAATAGTGCTGCAGGGGGGTGGCGTAGTCCAGCGCCCGGACCTGGTCCAGGGCCTCGACGATCCGAGCCGTCAGCACCGCAGCGCGGACCGGATCGGCCGCGTTCTGGATGCTGCCGAACAGGGTGGCGTACTGCGCCGCGGTCTGGGTGAACGCCACCTGCAGGACAGCGCGCTGCAGTGCCGTCGCCGCGTCTGCCGCCAGTCGCTCCAGCTCCAGCAAGGCGTCGGCCGCCGCGTAGTTTACCGCCTGTACGGCGGCTACCGCGGCGGCCTCCTGCGCGCTGTTTCCCGTCTCGTCGGCCACGGGGCCAGTTTACTGCTTCTTCGGCTCGCGGATCATTGACTCACGGGTGGTGTAGTCCTTGTTCCGGCCGCTGTTCGGCACGAATCCGTGGCCCCTGTAGAACGTCTGCAGGCGGCTGACCGTGCCGCCGTAGTCCTTGGACGGAGTCAGCGCCATGCTGTCGCCGTTGCGGTCGGCGGCGTCGGTCAGCCGCTTCATGATCCGGCCGCCGATGCCCTGGCTGCGCTTCTCGCCCGGCACCACGATCTGGTGCACCACTATGTGCCCGGAGCTGGCCCGGGTTACGTGCAGGCGGACTCCCGGGTGCTCCTGCTTCAGCGCCTCCACCTCCTGCTCGGTGGTGCGCGCAGCCGTGGCCAGCTTGTCCGCCGACCGCCCGGTCTCGGCCGGGCCTACGCTTTTGGGGGCGACACCCGGAAATTGCCGTACACCCCTTCGGGCGTCTTGTCGACTGTCCAGCCCCGGGCCTGCAGGGCGGTTTTGGCTTTGGTCTGGTTTGCATCGTATCGGGCCGCCCCGCCGGGGGTACTGGGGTCGCCGTGGACCACCACCCGGTGGGAGTAGTCCGAGTCCTTGATCAGGGTATACCGGCCCTCGCCGCTGCCGGAACTACGCTGGACGATGTTGCCCCGGAAGTCGCGCTGGGCCGGTCCCTTGCTGTCACGGCGCTGCAGTCCGCTGCCCTCCAGCGCCTTGTGCAGGTTCTGTGTGGTCAGCGCCGACGCCCTGGGAGTGGACGTCTGAGCGACAGCGGGGACCACGGCGTGCGGCTTGATGTACGGGCTGGATCCCTTGCGGGCGGCGGCCTCGGACCCGTGGAAGGACCCGATGTACTCCTCGCCGGTCTTGCTGTTGCGATACACCGCGGCGTGTGTGTAGGGGTGCGCACTGGTCCGGGTCACCGTCTGACCCTTGTACTCCGCCTTGTAAGTGGTCTTGGGCTGGGCGGACTTGAGAGATGCGCCCATCGATCCGGCCTTGCCGGTGGACTGGCTGCGGCCCTTCGAATCCACGACGACCTGGTGGCGTCCGGCCATCTCCCGGTGTTCGGCGGCGACCTGGTCGTCGATACCGCGGGCGGCGTCGGCGGCCCGCTGGTGGGCGTCGCTGGCGGCCTGGTGGTTCTCCTTGGTCGGGCTCTTGTCGGCCAGCACGGTGGCAGACTGCGCCCGCTGGCTCAGGGTCTCCCAGTTGGGTGCGGATTTGGCCGCAGCCTGGCGGGCGGCAACGCGCTCCTTGGCTGCAGCCGTCTCCCTGTTGCGCTCGACAGCGCGCTCGCGGGCGGCGACCTCGGCGGTGTCGCGCTGGCGTTGGAACAACGCCTGATTGCGGTCCTCGACGTTGGCCCGCTCGGCGTGATTGGTAGACAGACTCTGGTGCCGTGTCCTCAGGGCGGCGGTCGGAGCCAGCTCGGCAGCGCGCTCGTGGGCCTTGGCCGCGGTGCGGTGCTCAGACGCGGTCTTGGCCGTCTCGCTAGCCAGCGACGCCCTCTCGGACACCATCTTGAAGTGGGCGGTCTTCTGTTCCGCAGTCGGACCCGTCGCGGGAGCTGCGTGGGCTGTTTCCACCTGCTTGGCCTGAGTTCGGTGCAGGCGGGCCTGAGTGTCGTGCGCGCGCTGCTTCTGCTCGTCCGGAGCCAGGTTGGCCGCCCGAGCGTGAGCCGCAGCAGCTGCCCGATCCTTGGCCGGGGATGCTTCACCGTTGTCGGCGTCACGTGTGGCCTTGTACGCCTCGTGCCTGGCCGATTCGTAGTCTCCGCCCTTGATCTGGGCGGTCTGGCGCTCCGCAGTCGGCCCGGCAGCCTTGTTCTTGGCTGCGAACACCCCGGCCTCGTGCTCCTGGGCACGACCGTTGGCCCAGTCCCGCAGGGTCTTGCGAGTGGCCACCTTCTGCAGCTGGCGGTACTGGTCCGCCGCCTTCTGATGGTCTTCGGCTGTTCCGGTCCGAAAAGCGGTCTGACCGGCGGCTGGGGCGGCCACCTGCAGACGCCGGGACTCGGCCTCGCGGTCAACCTTGGATGGACCCTGGATCTGGGCAGCGATCTTGGCGGCGCTGGACTCGTGGGGATTGACCTTCTGCTCGACCTTGGGGGTGGCCTTGTCGACCGGGTCCTGGCCTGTGGCCGCAGCCTTCTTGCGCTGATAGGCAGCCATGCGGATCTTCGTCCGCATCGAGTCGGCGCGGTCCTTCTCGCCCTTGACCGGAGCCGGACGCTTCAGATCCTTCTTGGTAGTCTGGTGCACCACCGACCCATGGGTGCCGTGGGCAGGTACGGCGGAACCTGCGGTGTGGCCCAGCGTCCCCTTGATCATGGCGGCCAGCTTGTCGGCAGACCGGCCGCCGTCACCGCCCCGGCCGTGCGCCTTGTCCCACTCTTCCCAGTTGTTCGGCATACGCACCTCCTAGCACCAGTATACCGGGTCTTTGCCCGGCGGACAATTCTACTTCTTCTTGGGGTCCGCCTTGGCGAAAGGGTTGCCCTTGGGCTTGGCCGCCGCGCCCTTCTTGGTCTTGACGTTCTTCAGGAACGATGGGGGCAGGGCGGCCTTGCCGCTCTTCTTCTTGGTGGCCATGTCAGTAGCTCTTGACCGGCGCCGGAGCACCCTTGGGCGCTGTCACCGTACGCTGGCCGGGGGCGACCACGTGGTCCATCGGACTGTCGCCCGGCATGTCCGAGGCGGCCCGGGGGCGGCCGAGACTGGCCGTCATCCCGGCGTCCGGCCCCTTGGACGTGGCCTGGGTGATGTCGGGGTGTCGGCTGCCGGAGTGCAGCACAGGGCCGCCCTGTCCGGCGCCGTGCAGGGTGTCGGCGTCGCTGGGCGAAGCCTTGGCGTATCCGTCCTGGGCCATCTCAGGCCGTCCCTTCGTCGAATTCCTTGGACTGCTCGGCCGGAAGCGCGAGCATCTGCGTGATGATGGCGGTTACGGTCGGCCCGTCCATCACTCCGAACCCGACCGCGGTGCCCAGGGCCTGGGCGGCGGTACCGACCTTGACCAGCAGGTCGACGCGCTGGTCCAGGTCGTCGCCCTGGTACGGCAGCCACGACTCGACCTGCTCGTCGCCGTAGCCCGCCTCCAGCAGAGTCTGGCGCCGCGGAACGCCCGCCTGCTGCTTGACCATGATCATCTGCCAGCCCGCGGCGTCGTCGATCGTGGCTGCCGGGGTCCAGCGGACGGTGATGTCGGCCCCGTCGTACGCCCCCTGGTCCCCGTCCCAGGTCGCGCACTTCAGGGCGAACCGCAGCATCTCCTGGTGGGTGTGCCCGTAGCTGACCTGGCGGCGGCGCACCTTCTTCAGCAGCGGCACCTCGGCTGCCCGGATCGACTCGCCGGACGGAGGCAGCCGGGTGTAGGTCTGCGGGTCGAAGTAGTGCAGCGGGGTCGAGGTGACCTGGGCCATCATCCGGATGTAGACGTCCAGCGGAGCCAGGAACACCTGCGGGTCCGGCGGGTTGAACTGCCCGGCCTGCTTGACCCCGTTCAGCCACCACACCTCGCCGGGTCCGGCTCTCAGGGTGCTGTCATGTCCGGTGTCCTCGAACCTGTTGATGTCGTCGCTGGTGTCGAAGTCGGCCAGCTCGTCGGACTGGTTGCCCGTGTCGGACAGCAGGTATCGTTGTGGGAAGCCGTGGTAGTCGATCGTCGCGGCGTGCGTGATGATCAGCTTGTTGATGGCGTCCTGCGGGCCGTACGCCGCCCGGTGCTCCGGGTCGCCATACGGCGTGCCGGTGCGGTAGTGGAACACCGGGATCTCGCCGAACGGGTTGGCCACCGGCCAGCCCTCGTCGACGCCGTCCTGGTACCGCTTCCAGTCCCGGCGCTGGTTGCCCTTGGAGTTGGGCGTGCTGATGTACTTCTCGATCCGGTCCGGGTAGTACAGGTTCACCCGGGTGGGCGGCTTGGCCTTGATACCCAGCTGGGCGGGCATCGTCCACTTCTTGATCGCGTACTTCTTGTACCTCGGATTCTCCGAGTCGTACACCAGCCGGGTGGTCTTTGCGCTGTTGTAGAAGATATCGACCAGGCGCGAATCCTCCGGCTCGTCCGCCGCCTCGTCGTCGTCCGAGTCCTCGCCCTGCGGCACCACGGTCGGCCAGACGATCACGTAGGCGTCGCCGAACTCTCCGGCCCGCCGGTGCAGGTTGGTGCTCTCCAGCTCCATCTGGTTGTACTCCCAGATGCGCTGCAGCTCGGCGTCGGCGTCCGGGTCGTCCGGTACGTTGACCGCGTTGATCTCCAGGCGGTCCGCCATCACGTCGACCGGGGTCTTGGCCAGGTTGAACCTGAATGTGGTGCCCGTGCGCTCCAGGGCACGGCGCAGCCGGATCGAGGCGAAGAACTCCGGGTTGGTGGCCTCGTAGTACATCTCGGCCCGGTGGTAGTCCGGCATCCCGTTGGACAGGGCCTGCAGCCCCTCCATCAGGTCCGGGTTGGACGCCAGGACAACACTCTTGTCTCCGCCGCTGCCCTGCTCGTCGCCAGCCGCCGCCACTGCGCCACCTCCCCGGCCCCAGCGCGCCGCAGGCCGATTCAATCCGGACTCCCCAAATGATACCAGCCAAACAGCCGACCCGGTCTTGCCCCCCGGACAACTCGGATGCTTGGATTTCCGCATGCCGATCATCAGTGCACTCGACGAACATGGGTCCTACGAGGTCGTTTTCGACGTTGACGAGGAGGAGGACCTACAGGCCCTGTACTCTTCGATGACCTTCTGTCCGGACAAGGTCCGGCTGCGGTACACCTGGTTCAGCACCGAGCCGTGGAAGCTGGGACGCGCGACAGTCATCGGGTACCGCAGGTTGACCGACGGTAGTCTGGGCAAGGAGCGCAAGAAGTGCGACAGGTGGGACTCCAAAAATCCGCAGCCCTCCTGGCTGGTCCAGCTGGTCGGGCGCTTCCGGCCGACGGACCGGGACGGTCTCGGTGGCTGAGGAGCTCAGGGTCGACCTCCGGCACCAGTTCGACACCCGGCGGGTGGATCTGGTCCTGTTCGGCTACCCGGACTTCGACCGGGCCGACACCGACTACTCGCGGCTGATCCCGCGCGAGGTCACACTCGGGTACCACCGGCACAGTCCCCGCGGGTGGGAGGTTGTAGACGTCACGGTCCGGGGCGTCCCTCGTCTGCGAGCGGGCGGTGAGGGCGACAACACCAAGACCGAGCACTTCATCCGCCGCACCGGACTGGGCCTGCAGCGTCCGCGCGAGACCTGGCCGGACTGGCTGCGCGAGCTGGCGGACCAGTGGCTTCCCAGGGGTTGACTCCGTGGAAAACCCGTGGTCTACTGGTCTCAGTGGTCCGCCCTCTGCGGACCCTGTCCGCAGGAGGTCGTCGTGAAGTACCTCGCACAGGGCTCAACCGTCCGGCTGCCGGGAGCGCCGAAGGACGCGCCGCACGGCGTGGTCGTCGAGGTCAGGTCCGCCCCGTTCCCGTCGCTGGACCTGGACGCGTCCGAGATGGAGCAGAAGACCCAGGTCAACGTGTGGAAGGGCCTGCCGCACCAGGTGCTGGTGTGCTGGCCGAACGAGCGGGGGTACCACCGGGTCGACTGGCACCTGTCCGACCAGCTGGAGCATTCTGACCCGTCGCTGGTCTACCGGCCCGGTCAGGGCGAGTTCTTCCTGTTCGCAGTCGAGACCGGCGGCTACGGCGACCTGACTGCGTACTACGGCAGCGGCGAGCAGGCCGCCGCCGTGTTCTCCGGCTCCGCTCCGTACGAGCCCGAGATGTACCGCAACGCCCTGCACAAACTGGTCGACGCCTACCTGGACGACCAGCAGCGCCGCCAAGGCGAGTCCGTCGCTGCTCCGGCCAACGAGACGGTTGCCGCCACCAAGTCTATCTGAAACCCACGCCGACCGCCCGCGTCCCCCACCCGCGGGCGGTCGGCCTCTTCGTCGACGGGAGCCGACATGGGAAAGCCGATCCTATCGATGCTGTGCGGCAGGCCGCTGACCCCGGTGCGGACCCGGCCCCTGCTGGATATCGAGCTGACCAGCGAGGACGGCCGGATCGACTGGGTGGTGGTGGACGCCGTCCTGCGCGGGGAGTTCGTGCCACGGATTACCGGCGAGGAGCTGGACGCCGTGCTGGCGCATCTGGTCGACCTGCGCATCCGGTTCCACGGGGTACACTCGGCCAAGCCGTCCGTGTTCAACGACCGCCTGCCGTACCGCCAGACTCTGGAGTCGGTGGCCCACGCGCTGGGCGAGACTCTGGACGAGTTCGACGTCCGGATGGAGCGCTACCAGGACAAGATCGCCACCCGCAGGCGCCGCGAGAAGCGGTACGAGGAGACCGGAAAATGAGCATCCTGATAGAGTCGATACTGGCCGCGCTGTCGGCGTACGCGGTTGGGGTGGTAGTCGCCTGCGCCTGGGCCTGGCTGCGCGGCCAGGATCCCGACCCGGCCCACAAAGGACTGGAGCACGACGCGTAACTTGCCCGCGAGACAAGTCCGTGGTTTAATAGACGGGTAGGGCCGCCCCCGGCGCGGCCCCCGCACCGGAGGTCGAGATGAGCAAGGCAGCCCAGAGCCAGGCGGCGGCGGTCAGTGCGCTGATCCGCCGAGAGACCAAGATCATCCCCCGGCCGTCCGGCGCGAGCAACCGTATCGAGTTCGGCGTGATCGTTCGGCGTGGTGTCAGCGTGGCAGCCGGTGCCTCGATCACGGTCGGACACAGCGAGTGGACTGCGACCGAACTGGACGAGGTGGCCGACCGAATCGCCCACGCTTTGACCGGCGCCGGGTACTACTACCACCGGTCCGGCAGCAGACTGCCGGAGGACGGTATTGTCCACTTTAACACCGTCTATCGTCCGACGCACAAGCACACCGAGAAGATGCGGTACCTGATCTTCGAGGTTCGAGAGTTCGCCGAAGCCAACTACGAGCGCGACGGCTGGGACGAGGTCGTCGAGGCCTGGGACGACGACGAGATCGCCCACGAGATCGGAAAGGCGCGCACCATCGCCGGGGCGGTCGCCCGGGTCGGCGCGGTGGTCTCCCTGCGCCACGAGCACGCCGAAGAGATCCGCGCGACGGCGTTCTGAGCCCCGGCCCCCGCCGTGTCCCGTCCGGCGGGGGCCGAGCCATGCGCCGGGCGCACGGCACTCAAGCCCAGCCGCCGACCGCCTTGACGCTGCCACCCTGCTTGGTCGGGCGCTTAAGCAAACGGGTGACGGCGCTGCCGACGGCGTCCACCATGTCGTCGTTGGGAGCCTTGGGGAAACTGACCATCTGCTCCTCGACCGCGCTGAGCCTCTGGGTGTGGTAGACCCGGCCGCGCTGGTAGTGGGCCAGGGCCTGGGCGGCGCGCACCTTCTTGTCCACCGATTGGTTGAAGATCTGCAGCTTGCAGGGCAGGTGGTGCAGGATGTCGTACCAGTGCTCGCCCTCCTTGTTCGCCTCGACGATCACCAGGCCGATCTCGGGGAACATCTCCAGCACCCGCAGCACCTCGTCCCGCAGGCGGTTGCCCACCAGCTTGACCGCCTTGGCGTGCATCACCTCGCACACCCCCAGGCTGCCCAGCACCTGCAGCCGGATGTCCTCGTCGTCGACAGGTTGACGACGGGGGTCGGCACGGTGTACCGGCGGAGCCCAGCCGACCACGGCCAGCCCGGTCCAGTCCGAGGTGGTCTTGGTGGTGCCCGCCGGGTCGATGCTGAGCATGACCCGGGTCTTGCCGTCGACTTCGCCGTATTGGAAGTCCTCCAGCGACCAGTAGTCCCCGTCCATGCCGAGGGGACTGTTGGCAAAGTTCTTGAGGAACGAGCGGGTGTGGCGGATCGCGTTCAGGTACGCCATCGACCACTTGGCTGGCCAGATCGAGCGCTCCTGACCGTCGTCGTCGACCACGATCGGAGCGTAGTAGTGCACCCGGATCCGCTGCTCGGCGATCCAGTCCGGTATGTCGCCGTCCGGCTCCGTGACCGACTTGACCAGCTGGTGGATGATCGATCCGGGCATGGTCACGGTACCGACGATCACCACCCGGGCGTACTCGGACAGAGCGAAGATGACGTCGGTGATGGTGGTCAGACGGCCGGTGACCTGGTACTCGCTGTACTGGTCCTCGCCTGGCTCGATGTCGTCCAGGATCAGCATGTCCGGTCGGCGCTCGCCGACCTTCATGCCCAGGGTCTTGCTGTCCGCACCGCGGGCGCCGAACACGAATCCGCTCTTGCGGATGGTCAGGCCCTTGGTGTCGGACTGGGTGGCGCCGCGGTATCTCGTGGCGGGCTCGCACAGCTCGGGGAAATCCCGCTGCAACAGGCTGTTGTTCTCCAGTTCGTTCTTGAATGTCTGCAGATGCATCTCGGCCTGGGTGCCCGAGTCTGCGAACGCCGCAATGAACTTGCGGTGCCCGTGGGCGGCGGCCCACAGCGGCAGGACCAGGTAGAACCAGGTCGACTTGCCCATCTCTCGGGGAGCGATGTACGCGTCGCGCTGCTCGCGCGGCCCGGACGCGGGCACCACCCACTCGCGCGCCTGCCTGCACCAGTCCAGGTGGGCGTCGCCCAGCGTGATCTGGTCCCGGGTGGCCGGAGACTTCAGGTGGTGCGACAGATACGTCAGTGCGAACAGCAGCGGGTCCAGCTCGGTCAGGACCCGGCGCCCCTCAGGTACGGCCAGCAGCTCGCTGTCCAGCTCCAGCAGATACGTATCCAGGTCGAACGTGTCCGCGGTCTGGTTGCGCAGGTAGCCCGCCCACCTGGGCCGGACTCCGGACGGCGCAGGCGGCGCGTCGTCGAGAAGGGTCACGGCGCCCCGGGACCTGTCCACACCGCCGTGCCGGTCGACAGCGCCATCCTGCGGGTCGCACCGGGACTGACGTATCCGGGCCACCGGTCGTCGTCGAACCACTTCCAGCCGGACCTACGTGCCGCCTCGTCGGCCAGCTGGCTGCAGATCATGTGCCCGGTGTCCTGGATGAAGTGCTTGAGACCAGGGGCCGGAATGCGCCAGCGGTGCATCGCCAGGGCGTCGTAGTCCAGGAACGAGTACGGGGTGCGCACCAGCGCCAGGGCCTGGCGCGCAGTCTCCCGGCTGATCTGGTCGGTCGGCGCCGGTAGCCACAGGATCCGCTGGTCGGCGTACTCCTCGATACCGCGCTCTCGGGCGCCGCCCGGCTCGGCCTCGACCACGCTGTCCGACATCAGACCGGTATAGACCAGCACGTGCTCGGTGTCGGCGAATCCGTCGCCCACCGCCCACTGGCCGCACCGGATTCCCATTCCGGCCGGACCCGGGATCCGGACCATCCCGATCCATCCCGCCAGCGGTACCGCCGGGCCGTTCACTTGCCGCGCCTGGCGCTGGCGGTCGTCTTCTCAGGCAGGCTCCGGTACCCGGTCTTGGGTCCGCGCTCGGCCTCCACCTGCTCGGCCCACCGGTGTGCGAACGGCTTGTGGGTGCCGAACAGGAACCGCCACTGGGCCTTGGAGTGCATCGGTCCGGGCGAGCTGTGGCCTGCGCCACCCCCCCGCCTGGCACCCGCGGTCTCAGTCACTGTTGACTCCGCCTTCCTCGCGCACGACCCGGGCTGCGTGCTGGTACGCCAGTATCGCAACCTCACACCGTTCCCGCTCGACCCCGGACATCGTCGGAAGCAGCTTCTTCAACGAGTCAGCGTAGCGCTCGATCCGCTTGGCCGCATCCTTGGCGACCTGAGCGGATGTCCACCTGCGGGCCTCGACCAGTTCATCCGCCTGCGCCGTCATTCTGGTTCGTCCTCCAACTTTAGCGTTGCCGACCAGGCCGGTCCGTATTTGGCCCGCGCCCAGGCCATCCGCTCGTCCCAGTACGCCCGCATGGCCTGGTCCTGCTGGACGAGCGCCGCCGGAGTCGAGTTGCGATACATCCGGTCCATGGCCTGCTGCACCATCTCTGAAGTCAACTTGCCGACGCCTTGCTCCCAGTCACGCTGGTACTGGGTCACCCGGTCGGACGCGAACTGGTTCAGGATCCTGCGATACGAGTCGGCAACCTGTCGATCCAAGATGCTGTTGAGCTGCCGATCCGACGGCTTGAGAGCAAATATCGCGGTGTGTGCCCAGGTCAGCCCGGTGCACCATTGTCGCGGTCGCATGTCGGTGAACGCCGACGGCACGAACCCCCACAGCCGCCACGAATCCTTGGGACGGCGCTGTTCCAGGATCGTGTGGTGCGCCAGCAGTTGTCGGATCCGGACTCCCACTGCCAGCGGCTGGTCGTCCACCCATTCCTGGTTGCGCAGGACCTGAGCGCCGTACTTGCGGACCTTGCCGTCCCAGACTACTCCGCCGTCGGTGGTGCCGACCTCTTGCCAGTCGTCACCGTCAGGGCGCATCACGTAGACCTTGCCCGAATCGTCAATGCCCTGGGACATTGGGGCCTCCTCCGATCGCCGGACGCCAGACGCCCGAGTTCTCGATCTGGGCGACATCACGGTGCACGTCCATCACGTGGGCGGCGGCGTCGCTCGCGTGCACGAATCCGCCCCGGGTCTTGGCGTGGGTCGGACGCAGGGCGTGGACGTCGTCCGCCACGGTGGCCGACCACAGCGCGCCCTGGCCGGGGTCGGTGTACCTCG